CTCGTAGTAGGATTTCTGATAGATCGGGATGAGCGTGTTGTAAGCGGCACAGTTGATGACGCGATCCGCGAACGGCAGCGCATAGATGATGCGCTTTTTCGGAAAGTATTCGTAAAACTGATGCGCTTGCCCGACCTCATACGATTTCCAAATCAGATTGTTTTGCGCGTCAATCAAATTCTCTTCAAGGTTGGAAGTGTACTGGAGCACCTGGTCTTTGAACCGCTTCCCGCGTCGGGCAAGAAGATACCCACCGTAGAGGGTTTCGTAATCATACATCTGTTCAAAAACGTGCCGATGCTTCTCCACTTCCAACCTCAAAGCCGCTGCGCTTTACGCTCATCCCGATGAGGCCGGTACGGAGGGCATACGCAGCTTAATGTTTTTCTCCCTGCTTTTGCAAGGTGCGGGGGCACGTCCCTTTATCGCCTTGTGCTGGATGTAAGCCCATGAGCCTGCAACTTCTGACTGAAGGCAAAGCGGACCGAAACCCGATGTTGGCGTTCGTGTTGCCGCGATTGTTGTTGAGGTTCAACGCGAACGGGCCGGCGTTGGACGTGTTGTTGTACGCCCCGCCACGGTTCGGAAACATTGACGCACTCCCTATTGCTTTGCAGCCTTAATCAGACCGCCAAGCATCTTTCCAATCTCAACCAGCAGACCGCTCCAGTATTCATACTTTTTGAACGGCAGGAAGGTGAGCTCCTGTGCCAGCCGGATATAGCCTTGCAGTGTGGCAAGTTCGACATCCATGTCTTGAAGTGTGTTTTTCTTGTAATACTTCTTTTCGACGGAAATGCAAAGCGCATACAGCATATGCATACACCGTTTGATATCCGTGGCCAATGCATATTTCTCGCTTTTGGGAAACTGCGCAAGCGCCGGATATGCGTAAAGCATCATGTCGTACACTTTCTGCTTGGTCTTGAACTCCTCTGCCACTTGGCGCCTCCATCTGTCACATACCGATCATTATACTTCGGCTGTTTTTTTCGCGTTCTGTTCGGGTATAAAATAACGTATTCCGTTACGGCAAAATTCTAAAAAATTTTTACCGCTACGCGGAAACAAGACCCCGCTATCGCGGGGTCAGCAGATCACAGCAACCAGTTTACAGCTTAACAAAAGCGGACCGAAACCCGAGGCCGGCGTACGTGTTGCCGCGATTGTAGTTGAGGTACAACGCGAACGGGCCGGCGTTGGACGTGTTGTAGTACGCCCCGCCACGGCTCGGGACGCGCTCTGATAACACGTCGTTGAGGTAAAAGCGCCCGACGTGATTCAAGGTGCCTTCCGGATGAAGCGCAAGTAGCTTCAAAAGATTCGGAGCGGCGACACCTTCCTGAACCCCAACGTTACTAAAGGCACAGTCTCTCGACACTTCTTGCAGCGTTGCTGTGGTTGAGCTGAGCACCCATTTGGTATCAACCCAAATCCAACGGAGCGCGCCAGTTGTGGTTCCAGTGCCGTTGGGCGCGACAAGCGTTCCATCTGCAGCCGTGATTGCTTTCCAGAGTGCGGACGACGCGCCGGTATCAATGGTTTTATCCGCGGCGTCATTATTGGCTATAATCTGGATTTCGCCGCCGATAGTACGCAAACCCTGGCACCATTCCCATACATTACCATTCAGATCGCAGACGCCGAACGGAGTACCGTCGTGCGCCCACGTGTTCGGCCCGGAACCGGTCAGGGTATGCAGCACTCTCGTCGCGTCCATGCTGCTGGGCCTGCCGACTTCGGACGTAATGTCGTATGCGGCGCCATAGTAGTTGTTCCCGCGGAACGAGAATCCACGCTTACGCGCCAGCAGTGATATAAACGCGAACTCCGCATTTGTGATCATGTGCCAGCCAGTCCCGTTGTTATCGCAAGCGGCTTTGCTGTTGGTGTAGTCGATAGTCGCAGCGGGATCGACGCCGCGAAGCGAAACAGCATACGCCACCAGCGGCGAGCCAATAGAGATAACTTTCGCCTGATATTTCGCGACAAAGATCTCTGGCTTCATCGTATTCGCAACGATAAACGCTGGGTGCGGAAGATCACCGGTTCCTGAGATCAATTCGGAGCATTTGTACGGCTGCAAGCGCACCATAACGGACGGCAAGCCGCCCGCGCCGAGAAGGACAACATTGCGCCCCTCGGAAAGTTCTTGCACTTTGCGGTCATACTCGTTTGCTTCGGCGGCGGTCATAGCGCCGCCCTGTAGCACACGGTTCGTGAGCGCAAGCTCAACGGCCTTGATGTCGTTGGTGATGGTGCCAATATAGTGTTTCCCTGCGATAAACATTATTCAAACCCTCCTTCCATCGGTTCGGGTGACGTGACGGGGATCGGGAACAGATGCGCAAAATTGCGTTTCAAATCGCCGGCAAAGAATGGCGCCTCAGAAGTGGCCGCGGTTTCTCCACCAAGGACTAGCTTTTCGCCGGTGATGATCTCGCTCTGATCGGGGCGATGCCATATCACGGTGAGCAGCGCACCATCATCCTGCACCTCAGTTGTAAACGTGTAGTAACACATGATCTACCTCCTAGAATTCCATGACGGACGCTTGTGCGGAGAAGCCCTCGCTGATCGCGTAAATGGGAACGGCGACGGTCGGATCAAACTCAATCTCGAGTACGGATCCAGGCTCTATGGGAAACCCGTTCTGCTGGGTGACAGCGCTGCCGCCCACGCGGATCCGCAAGGCTGTCTCCTCATTCTTGATTAGCATTCGGCGCCTGCTGGCCTTCCGAGACGCACCGGCGAATATCTCCGCCGCGGTGGCCGTGACCGTGGCCACGCCAGTAACCGGTGTGGCAATGATCGTTTTGTTCAGTACGTCTGTGCGATTTGGAATCATCGTAGAACTTACGGGCATACTTATTCCACCTCCTCAAAGTCAAAGATCAAGTTCCCGCCAGATGAGCGGAAACCATATCGATAAGTCGCATTGTTCTCATCGCGGAACAGGTGTGGCTTGGCAGCGGAAACGTGAGTGTCAAGATCCGCCGATTCTGCCTTTCCAGTGTTTAGTTCCTCGATGTTTTCAATAAGTGTATTGTGGTCTCGTGCCGTAAATACCCGGGCAACCTTTGTGCCGGTGATCCACTGCTGTGCAGGACCATCCCACCCACGCTCAACAGTGATAGCGAGCCCGTTGACTTCTGTCACGAGAACGGTCTCAGATTGAGAAACATCTGACCCAAGCGTGAGCAGAAAAGGAACGGATTGTGGAAATATTGACGCATCGGCGACCGTGATCTCCGTTTGAGCGTTTGTAATATCCCCGGCTATGGTTGTACTTGGACTGTTTGCTTGCGCCTGGTACATCGCTGCAAGAGTGCTCATTAGTTTTGTCCACCTCCTCTTGAATTAGCGTAAAGCTGATAAACCAAATCGGCCTCAACACGGGTGAGCGTGTCGGGTATGATTTGCACGGTATGCCGGCCCCTAGTCACCTTCCCAGCATCGTCTTTTCCGAGATAAGCAATGATGTTAACCTCGGACAGTGAGCCCCCAAATGCGCCAACGGTGTTCCCATCAACAACGAGCGTTAATGAGCTCGCCGTTGGGCCGCGATAAATGCCATACTCAATTGCATGGGCATGCGCGGGAACGGTGAGCTGATGTGTGTGCGCGGGTATGGAAATATCCACCGTGACTGAGTGCGTGTGGGATCCAATTTTTACTGTGTGCGTGTGATCCAGTGTGTGACTATGCGAGGCGTTTATCCATATGTCGTGTGAATGATTTTGCGCGGCTACAAACGAATGAGTATGATTTGTATACCCATAATAGTAATGCTTATGCCCGCTTGTGCTTCCTGTTAGAAGCTGCTCACTAGATGTAGGTGTACCGCTCCCTGCGGTTTTTGATGTAGTCGTTCCGCTTGTTCCAGTATCTCCCCGTATTTGACTAAGAGCCGCCGTCGTAGTCGTAATATTATTAGCGTCCGAGGTCACGGCCTGAGTACCGCCGGCGGAACTCGTCCGTTCCGAAGAAGAAGAATAACCGCCACCACCCTGGGTCGTTGTAAGGGCTTGGTCAGAGTTCTTTGTCCCCTTGGTATACCCCCGAAACGGCCTTGCATTACAGTCTATGCTGATCTCATTAATGTGCACAACATTTGATGGAATGTAGAACCGAAACTCTGCTGGGTATTCTGGTGAACAGTTGTCATAGAAGTTTTGCATGAACAGAGTGACGGCGCCTTGCGAATATACTTCGGATATGCGCTGCCTATCAGATATGTCGGCAAGTGTTGTTGCTAAATCTTTTGATCTGTTCGCAATCACAATCTTCGCTTCATCTGGTGCGCCGGTTACATTGTCCTTCTCGATAGTAAGGATTCTTGCGTACAAGTCCGTACCCTCGTCATCATCAACAACACGAACCAAATCACCAGTTCGGCAGTTTTTGAGGTTTCCAATGTGCGCTGCATCTATGGAGTAGGATACATACGGCTCCTTCGCCTCCTCCAGAATAGCCTTCGCGGCGCTGAAAAGACTGTCCACCATTTGGTATCTCTCGTCCTTCCATACCTTGACTTTGACGCCATATTTGTTTTGCGTATCAGAATCAAGATACTCAACTCCGTTGTTAAGCGGCTTAATGTTTAGCTTGTTGACGCCTTCTCCGTACCCGTACGGGTACAAGCGAGTAACGATGCTTGATGGATCAACGTCTTTGATTATGCCGAGCATATTTTTCCTGTATCGGATATCCGCTTTTGGTTGAGGATCGACTGCTCTTAGGGACAGCAGCCACGGTGTCGAAGACGTGTCGAAGTCCCACTTATATTGCTCCTGGAAAGATTGAGCAACGGAGAAAAGCGCCGCAAGTAAGTTCTCATCCTCCCATCCGTATAGAAACTGATGGTTAAAATCGCAAACGTTCAGGACCCATCTGGTCACCGTTTGTTTATCAAGAATGTAGCGGATGACCTCAGGGGTGAATACCCCCGTATTACCGATTTCATTCCACCCGAGCAAAACATCGTCGATTAGCGTGGCAAGTACGTGCTCACATTCGTATGTGACCTCTCTTTTTTTTGCATTCTTCGTTGTTCGTGATGGCATGATACGAAAGAGGCCAACGTATCTTTGGCCATCGAATATCTCAACATAGTTGAACGGTTTGCAGTGTTTATTCTTTGCATCGCTTAAGGGCAGCGCGAAGGAAGCCGTCCACAGTTGGTTAAGCTCTTCCGCGTACCCAATGTCGTATGCGTTTTGTAGGAACGCAAGTCGCTTTCCGGTAATATGGTCATAGATTGATATGTAATTCACAGGCTCACCACCTTACAGATACCGATCGGCCCAAATTGCAGTAACGGAGAGCTCCCTATCGCTCGCATTGTCATAGAAGCGCAGCTCATTTGACCCGTGGCTCAGCTGAAAAAACGTGCTTCCGGTAACCCAACTATCGATATCAATCTCTCCATCAACTGTAATTTCCAATGTGTCAGTGTCAATTATGAGCATCTCTCCGGGCGCAAGATTGATGCCGTCGAGTGACAGCTCGTCCCCCTCAAGCGTGCGAAGAGAGGTTGTCGTAAGATTGTATTCGCATAGAAGAGTTGTGATACCAAGTCGAGCCATGGCTGATAGCCGCGCCGCGGCCCCATACTCTTGCGCGCATACCACTAGCCCGATGGGTACTAGAAGACCCATCCGGCCTATCACAAAGCTTGATTCTGACACGATATTGGTGTTGCCGATGTCAACAAGCATTCTGACAGGCGGCACGGTCAGCCCGTACTCGCTCTTTATCGTCGCATACATTGGCGCCAGGCCTTGCGCGAAGCGATTGTATGTCGTTCTATTGTAATTTGTCTTGTTGTACATCGTTCTTCAGCTCCTTATTTGCAGGTGATTTTTAGCTCACCGGCCGCCCAGTAAGGCGTATACCCCTGCAATAGATTTATTGAGGTTGGAAGCGCTTCGTAATACAGTAGATTCCCCCCAGTTGGCGCATCCATGATACCAACATACGCGGCGGTTCCAACGTTATAGGAGAGCTGCGGGTATGTTATAGCAGAGGTATTCTGGATCATTGCCGCGTCTCCGCTAATCGCGGGGGCGGTGAAAACAGCAATCTGCCGTTGATAGCCTCCACCGGCTACTTCGGTTCCTGTATTCGCTGCCGTTGGGTTCGTCACGAATAACGCCGCGTAGACGTTCGTAGGATTCCCCACGTTCTGACCTCGCGCCCAGAAGTTCAGGGAGTTTGATTTGACATAATTACTTGCAGGCATTTTTATGACCTCCTTACAATCTGAATCTGGTAATTCTTATGTTCTGAATTGTGGTGTTTCCAGTATTTCTGATATACAACCGCACCGGCGTTGCGGCCGATCCTAAAACAGGAATCACAAGCGGTGTCGACTCGCTGGTGATATCCTTTGTGAGAGATTGTTGCGCAGTATATGCAAACGGCGGTGAGTATCCGAAAGTGAGATCGAACGCGCCATGCCGCAGGTGCTTCTCCATGGGAGGCGCGCCCATATAAAAAGCGTCATAGAATTTATCGGGCTCGTTGTCGAAGCATAACTGACCATCAGCCGACAACCATAGAGCGATCTCTCGCGCCAGTTCCGATATGGTCTTTGCGTCATTCAAGTTCGTGAAGTAGCAGTGAAACTCTTCAACCTTATCTGAATATGTGCCGTCTGTCTGCATATGAGACCCAGACCTGCCTGGTATCTCCGTGTACATTCGTCTTTTCTCCGGGAGTATTTGCCTTGTACTGGGGTCGCACACGATATGATAAACCGAGCTGTGAACGCCCCTATATGTAAAACCAGTCGTTATCATTTACGCTTGCCCCCTTTTCCTTTTTTCTTTCCACGCGAGATCATTCAATTCAACGGCAATCTTTCGAATGTCTGCCTCTTCTCTAACAACGAGTTTAGAAACATTCACTTCAATTTTTGTGTCTCCCCCGAAAGTTTGGTTGTTTTGCAAGGTAGTATTACTCGCGTCCAAAACCGTCCCATAATTATCGGCCCGTTGCTGCGCCCGCAACGCTTCTGCCTGCAACGCTGTTAAAACCATTTCGCCCTTGTGCAGATTGATGTTGAATTCGTCGTACGGCACGTATGATAAACCAGTCGCTTTGCCTCCATTATTACCGGTGTCGGTACTCACCTTGACTTTAACCGACACGTCGCGCACGATCCGGGCGATCGCCCTGTTGATCTCCGTAACGGCGGAGGATACGCCTGAAATATTGGAATTCAATCCGGAAACATACGCGTTGATCGTTTCAACGCCCGCCGTAGTTGCTTCGCCGGACTGGTTGAACTCATCGACCATCGCATTCACGTTGTCAACGATGTTCTGCAATTCGCCTTCCGCAGTGGCGTTCGCCTCGCTGACATTCGTCTCTAAAGCTTCCTTGCCTCTCTTAGTGTCTTCAAACGCGGCGTTCAGTTCATCCACGTTCGCCCATCCTTCGGAAGCAAGCCCCGCGAGAATTTGCGCACTCTCCATTGACCCGTTAGAAAGTGCTGCTACTAAACCCTCGTTTAGTCCATGTTCCGCGGCAGCCTTGATGTTCTCTGCGTACTCATTGAAGAATTGTGCCTGCGATTGCAGCGCAGTGATAACATCTTCTGAGGCCACCTGAACAACTTCAACTACACTCAGTAGACCGCCAGCAGTCTGTTCGGCTCCTGCAACCGCCGCTTCGCCCATCTCTTGATACTTCGCAATCAGGTCTTGAACCTGAACCGTCGCTTCTCCTAGATAAGCTATAAGACCTTCTTCGTCCGCAGTAAATGCTTGAACAGATTCGCTTGCGCTACCGAATGCCCCCGACAACCCGTCGATTGCTTCTACACTCGCGTCAAAGTCTTCAAGAGACTGCCGTGCAGTTTCGGCTCCTTCACCGAGTTCCTCTGCCGCTTCACTGGCATCGTGCCACTCCGTCCAGAGACCCACCGATACAGATGCGCTATCCTCAATCCGCTCATTCAGCAGTTCCAGCTCCCTCTGCTGCTCTTTTGTGAGCCCCGCGCCCTCCGCCTGACTCTGGTAAAGGTGTTCCCAACCGAGAGCCGCGTCACCAAGCAGCCCGCGCGTCATTGCCAGCTCCATCTGCTGCTCTTTTGTGAGATCCACGCTCTTTGCTTGCTCGATTCGGGCATTGGCCTGTTTCAGGGAAAGGTTTTCCCAACCGGTAGTCTCTACACCAAGTAGCTCCGCTTTATCTTTGAGAAGGCCCATGCTTGTTTCTATGGAGGCGTTCCATTCTGCTTCAGCCCGAATGGCCTTCTGCTGTTGAACTCCCTGCTCTACAAGCGCATCCGTATACGCCTGTTGGTAGCCGGCTCTCGCCTGCTCGACAGACGAGACAATCTGCAGCTGCTTCCACTGTTCAACCTGGGACTTTAGCGCCTCCACGCCATTCATTAGCAAGCCGTTCTGCTCATCGATGTCGAGGTTGAGCCCGGGGATCAATCCGGCTAGCAAGGCAACAATCTGCTGGTATTCAGCCTGTTCCGCATCCGTAAGTGAAGTCTGGGCTTCAAGCGCAGCTAGTCGATCAATATACTGGCCAGCGACGTCCGCTGCCGCAAGAGCGGCTTCCGTACTGTCTCTGTATGCGGTTTCAGTGGTCTCCAGTGCCTTCTGAACAAAAGACGCTTCCTCCTCAACACCGGCAAGGCCGAGTGCAAGATTTGTCAAAAGCTCGATGTAATGGTTTGTTTTCGGAGAAAGCTTATCCCCAATAGACATAGCGAGCTCAGTGAACGCGTTCTTCATCACTTCCACTTTGCTTTTCGTGGTGTCGTACCGTTTTTCGGCTTCATTCGTCAACGCGACGTTTTCTGAAAAAGATGAAGTCGACCGATCAACGCAATCCGTAAGTAAATCACCGGCATTTGCCAGGCGAATTGCCGTATCAGATGTACGAACGTTCGTGATTCCCATTTCCTCCAATAGAGCTATGGCGGACTTCGAACCGCCTCCCAGCCCTTGGAAGAAAGAATTGAGCGCATCAACCGGGCTACTTTTCCACGAGGCCGCGAAGTCCTCTGCACTCAGGCCCGCTACAGATGCAAACGCTTCAAGATCATCCGATCCTGTCTCGACGGCTACCTGCATATCCTTCATCCATCGAGAAAAAGCCGTGCCGCCTGCATCCGCTTCGAGTCCAACAGACGAAAGAGCCGCGGCAATGCCCATGATCTCCGCGTCCGATAGTCCGGCTTGCTTGCCCGCAGCGGCAAGGTTCATCCCCATATCAACGATTTCTTTTTCAGTGGTCGCTGTCGTATTGCCAAGAGCAACGATCGAAGAGGCCAAATTTTCAAGCTGGGATGACGAAAGGCCAGTGATGTTGATGAATCTCGCCAGACTGGTCGCGGCTTCATCCGCGGTCATGTTAGTTGCAACGCCAAGCGCGATCATGACCTCCGTAAAGCCCATGATATCCTCGGTTGCAATGCCCAACTGTCCGGCTGCTTCTGCAACGCTCGCAATATCGTCTGCTGTCGCCGGAATATCAGTCGCCAGTCTGCGTATTTCTTCCGACATGCCACGGAGCTGCGCGGTAGAAGCATCAACAGTCTTCTCAACGCCCGCAAAAGCATCCTCATATTCAATGGACGCCTCAACACAAGCTTTCAGGCCTTCTGCCAGCTTTCTGAGAACTGCGATGACAGCGGTTATGGTGAGCGCACCTTTTGCCCAAGAGGCAAACATGCCCTCACTCTTTACTCCCTGTTCTTGCGACGCACTTCCAAGCCCCCGCAGGGCTTCTTTTGTCTCATTGAGTTCTCCTTGATACTGGTTCTGCTTTGCCTGCGCGTTGTTTGTTTCTGTGGTATGCGCTTCGACTGCCGTTTTCGCTTTCTGCTCAGCGGCTTCATACCGATTGATCTCCGCCTGGATCGCCGCAACCTTCTGCCGGTACTCGTCGGTTTCTTTTCCGGCGTCATCCGTGGTGGACTGCAGCTGCTCTAGCTTCTGACGAGCCTCCTCGGATTTCTGCGCCCATTGCTGTTGCGCTTGTCTTGCTACATCGGTCTGCGTCTTGGACGCCGCGATCTTCTTCTCCAGCTGGGTAATCACGTTGGCGAGCGCCTGCTGCTTCGCTTTCAGCGCATCAATGCTTTCCCCGTTTGCTTTTAAACCCGAATTTGCGAGTTTCAGTTCACTATCCAGCACTTTTAACTCGCTGTTAATATTCTTGAGCGCGGCTTTGTATTGGGATTCACCCTCAACAGCAAACCGCGTTGATACTCTACGTTCAGCCATTTCGATTCCTCCCATATCGAGCCGTGTGTGCCTTGAGCACGGTTGCTATCTCTGCAAGCATTGCATCACGAATGGAGAAACCGACGCCCCCGGCTATCGCAAGATATACGGGCAAAGTCACCCCATTGTTTCCGTTTTTTTTTGTAATTCTAAAAGAACCTCGTCCACCTCGTCGTTTTCGTCGCCTGCGTTCAATCCTCGAGTAATCGCCTTAATGACTTCGCCCTTTGCCGCAACAACATCCGGCAATTTCAAAGTGCGAGCGAAGTATTCAGGAAGCAGGATGGGGCGCTTGTCATATCCGAGGTCACGCCGTATCAGCTCTGTTTGCGTGGACAATTCCGAGAGCGCCCAGCAAAGCGCATCGAACCCGGGTCTCCCAGTTTCGATGACCGCGTTTGCAAGCCCCGCCGGATACTTCTCCTGGCCGGCATAGTGAGCAGCCGCATTGTAAGTAAGTTTCGGGATATTCATTCTAAACGCCTCCAAAAAGTTTGGGAGGGGTTGCCCCCTCCCGTGTTGAGCGTCATTAGAAAATGACGCTGATGGTATGGTCTGCGACCACATTAGACAACGCGTACTTCCCGTTCGCGATGGACCCGGAAACCTCCGCGCCATTGTCATACAGAGCCGTCACCGTTCCGGTGATCACAAGCTCAAACGAGCCTGCGTTCGCAACAGGCGTCACTCCTGCCGGGGCGGCGCTTTCACCAACGCCGGCACCGTTCACCTGCACATCGATGTTGTGCCAAGCGACAACGCCAAGCTTTGAATCAATGTACGCTTTCGCAGCTGCTTCCGTGTCGAACTCCTTGACCCGCTTCCACGGGCCGAAGTTCGGAGCGGAAATGGTCACCTTCAACGGCTGGTTGCCGAAGCTGACCGATTCGCCTTTGGTTGCGCCGGTCTCGTCAGGAACGCTCGCCTTGCCCTTTGCGAAAAACCATGCGCGGAATTTCTGGACGTTCTGCACGCGCAGCTGCTGATAACCGCCGTACCCGCCATATGGGGCATTATCGTCGGTTTCGTGTTGCAGCTCATCATTCTCGTACGTTGCGCCGTAGAGCGCCGCCTGGTCTTGGAGACGGATGTTGTCCGTCTCGGCCGTAAACACGGCGGAACTAAATTCGCTGATGTACTCAGCGAGCGCGTCATCGGCGAACAGCTTTCCCTCGCTGTTGGTGATGGCAAGGTTGCTGGAGATCATTTTCCCCAGTACGCGCCCCGCACTATAGGTCGGGACAGAATTCGTGGGCTCAGTGGCGATGGGCGCCCACGCAAGATACTTCAAGCCAATAAGTGCCATGTTATCTCCTCCTCATAGATTGTGTTTTCGCAGATGGCGGTCAACGGCGTCGAGCGCCACCTTGATAGTCGCCGCCTCGCTTGTCTCGTTTGCAGTAGCGATAAACGGCCTTGCGGGTTGGTTGAGTTTGCCAAACTCATTGACGAACGCAACCTCCGTGTTCGGGTTTCCATCGGAATTTGTACCGGCAAACTGGATTTTCACGGAGCCGCCTGAGACGGATTTTGCAAATGGAGTAACCTCCAGCGACCCAAGTGTCTCTCCTGTACGATGCACCCCCATGGACATGCCGACCTTACGTTGCTCCTCTTTGATAATCTCTCCGCTTTTCGTGCAGATCTCCTCGGAACACTCCGACAGATCCGCCGAAGCTGCATCAAGATCCTGCATCAGCTCAGCCAATCCGTTGATGCTCATGAAAGCCATTAGAGATCACCATCCAGCCATTGGCACTCAAACACGATGTCCTGCGTGGTTACGTCGCTCAGATCGTATTTTGACGGCCATGAGGTGCCAGCATCGTATAATGCTTGTTTCGTCGCTTTCACTCTCGCGACACTGTCCCAATCGAGCGGGCAAACAAAGTGCACGTTCACCATGCACCGCTCGCCGCGCGGCTCATTGTCGGCATGTCCGATGCCAATAGTGTTGATTTGAATCGTGTAATACCGTTCAGGCGATGGCGCGCTCGACGATTCCTTTTCAAACGGAAAAATCTGTACAGGATCGCCGAGCGTTAAAAGGGCGTCCCTGATTGCTTTTTCGACAGTCATGCTCTCGCTCGCCTCCTATCGTGCCGCGGTTCTGCGCCTTACCTTTACCTCAAGCCAAACGTGCCTCTCCTCTACATCGTCAATGCTGATGATCTCGTATGGATCGGCATCCGTACCTCGATATACGATCAAGGTCGGAACGATCAACGGCGAGTATCGCATTGTAACGGTTGCGGGTTCCTTGACGTCCAACTCCATGGCGGTCATGACCTCTGTGCCGTGCGCGTTGACCCACTTGCAGAAAACGGCCTTCCCGGCGCCGAAAACGTTTGTTTCCGTTTCTGTTGGGTAGCCGTTATTGCCTGTTGTCCTCGCCACACTCTTAAAATACACTGGTGTTCGCAGATCACCGGCATTTGCATACTTGCTCATGCCGGATCACCACCCTCAACTTCTACCTCGGCCTCGGCATCGGCCGGATCTTCCGAAGCATCACGAAGTTGCAACACGAACGAGTTAATCATCGCTCTGGCATTCTTCTCGGCCGTTGCCTGGTAAGAACCAGAAAAAGCCATGCCGCGATTGTCGTAAAACATCGCGGCAAGGCTGTAAATGAACAGGTCGTATTGCGCGTTGTTGGAAAACACCGGTACACCAGCGTCCCGCGCCATGGATTTTGCCGCTGCCAGATACGGCGTAAGGCTCTCAGTATTGTCAGTAGGTAAATGCAAATAGGAAGCGAGGCCGGAAGTAGAAATAGCCATGCTCCCGACCTCTTTCTGTTACGCCATCGTCAAAGCGTTGGTGTATGCCGACACAGCGCTGTACGTGATCTTACAGCGGAACTGCACGCCTTCGTCCTGGCTGTTGACCGTCGTCAAAGACGCGGTGTTGTAGCCGGTATAGGCGCTGGTCAGGTCAGTCCACGTGCCAGCCTGCAGCGACTGCCACAGATAGGTGACACCAGAGCTCGGGATATTGGCGGTATCGGTATTGAACACACCGACAGCCGTCAGAACCTCTCCTGCAAGCGCGGAAGCGGTCGCCGGCTTCGCAATGCCGCCAATAATGGCGACAGCAACGATTGCCAGGCGGAAGGCGCTCTTGAGCTTGATCTGATGATCGCCCCAAGCAGTCAGCACATACTTGAATGCCCCAGTGTCGATGTCCTTGTCCGCATCAAGTACGGCGTCAGGATCATAGTTCTGCTTCGCATAGCGGAAGTCGCCGATAACAGGGATGGTGGCGCGGTCGTTGAAGATGACCGGCACGCCGATGACGTCCTGCGGCTTCGCCATGAACAGTTCTCCGGCGCCATTGGCCAGCGTCTGGATATAGGTGTACCAATCCTGCGCCCTCATGATCACCTTCGCGTTGGCACGGAACAGGTCATCGAGGTCGCCAAGAGCCGCCATAATCGCGGCAACGACACTCGCGCCGGTAACGCCCTTGATACCGACCATGTAGAAGCTCATGTGCTGGTGATCTGCATCCGCAGACTTGGCGAAGGCGCGGAGCTTTTCTTTCCGCGCAAGACCGGACCGCAGTTCGTTCTCGACGGTGGACACCAGCGCAGTGTCGGTACCGTAAACAATCGTGTCAGCAACGGTGATCTTGACCTTCGTTTTGAGACGGTTATAGGTCACCATGTCGCTGGTAGCCTGGATCTCCTTCGCGGTTTCGAAGTCCACGACGTCCTCCAGCAGATCGTCATCGTCAATTGCGAACGCAATACGCGGTTCTTCGAGGCCCCTCACGTTCGTGGTCTGCTCGACCTCGCGAAGAGAGTTGCTTTCAAACGGCTCCGTGATGATCTCCGTAGCGACGTTCACCGGGAGCAGGTTGGAACCTGAGCCCATATCAGCGACGCCGGCGGGAATACCGCCCAGACCCTGATAGGACTTGTCAATCAGTTCCTTGCTCTTCGTGGCGATGCCTCTGAAGAGGTCGGCCTTGGCCTTGATCACGTTCTGTTCGGGCGTCCGAGGATCACTGCCGTGTTCTTTGTGGAGGGCGGCCTTCTGCTTGGCCTCCATATCGTCGTGCTGCTTCTGCAGGAGAGACTTCCGAAGATTGACCTCATCAAGCTTCTTCTGCTTCGCGGTGATATCGTCCATGGTAACGGAAGGATCCGCTGCCTTCTCGGCGATGTAGCTGTTAATGGTCTCAATCTCAGCGTCGAGATTGAACAGCTTCTCTTTCATTTCAAACAGAGTCATGGTTTCATTCTCCTTTTCTAATGCTCTTTAGGTTCGCTTTCGCCGCAGCAGCAAGGCTTGCGCGCTTATCTCTTTCTTCATCGCAGATAAACGCTGCCTTAATGGCTGGCAGCAGTGACCTCAGTTCTTTTGCATACTGCGGCAATTCCGCGGCATGCTCGGCCAGAAACTGTAATGCTTCTGGCACGTCCGACACGCTCTTGACCACACCGGCCGAACGCTGCGCCGGTACCGCCACAAACGAAAACTCATATGCGTCAACTGCTTTTTCAAGGTTGCCGACGCAACGTTTCCCGTCGTACTCGTGGCCTTTAATGTGATCGTTCGAGCATTTCTCCGTCCACGTGGCCCAATCGAAAGCGAGACGCTTCCCGCAGATTGAGCAGTTGCATTCGCTCACCTGGCAACCAACAGATACTTCACGGAGAATACCTCCCTCGATCGCGTCAATCATTGGTTTGGTATCTTCGGTACGAATCATGTAGGCGTCTGCACGGAGAACGGTAAGCGGTTCACCCAGTGCGTTCAGCTTCTCTGTTTTCTCTACTTCGGTTCTGTAAATACGGGAGTGTTGTTTCTTGGCCGACCACGAATGATCACTTATGCCCGTTTTCCCCAAGAAAAGCGGCGCCAGTTGATTCAGCGTCTTGTCCATGAAACGCTCATTGTCCCGATCCACATCGTTGTCGCAGAGAATGAGAGAATAAACGAATACGCCGTCAGGAGTGAGCTCCTTGACGGCGTATCTATTGATCAAAGCAATGTCGGCGGAAGCGTCCGCTCTACCATTACTGATCGACATGTATTTAAGAATTCTGTCCATTTTTTACCCCTTTACCCCACAGGTTCCTCTACAGGCGGTTCCTCAGCTTCGGGCAAGCCAAACTTCGTCCAGGCGCCGGCGGTATCGAGGTAATACTCGCCTCCGTTATCAAGAACGAGAGCTTTACTTCCTTTTGCTGCCTTCCCGTAGTTCTGACCGCCTTCTGTATACTCCCCCGTTGTTGGGAGATCAGCGACGTCCGCTTCTCCGTCGGCAAGGAATTCCATGAGTTTTTCCGACCCATCGATCGGAAGCGTCGGATGCCTCCCGTCGCGCATGGTGACGCTTATAAGAAGAACTCCCATCTCACTCACCAGCCTTCGGCTTGCGTTTCTTCGGTTTTGATGCCTCTTCCTGAACCGGGACTTCCTCCTGGATTGATGCCTCTTCCTGAGCCGGGACTTCCTCCTGGATCGATGTCTCTTCCGGCTGCACGACTTCATGCGCGGCCTGGATGACCGGCTTGATCACTTTCTCAGCTTTATGATGAACGGAGGCATACGCTTTCGCGGACAGTTCCTTCAATTCACCGAGCTTTGACTTGTCGGGTTTCTCTCGGTGCAACCAGTCTACGAAGTCGCACCACGAATCAAATCCGCACGTCCCGGCTCCTTTGTGCCGGTTAAACAGGTTGATCATGCTTTCCATTCTCGTTCTCCTCCTACGTATTTGGTTTTAGTGCTGTGTTGTCCGGGTGGTTGATAACATACTCCAGTGTCGTGAGATCACGCGCAACGAGCAGCTTACCCCCGTCTTTGTCGGCAGGGAGATTGTCGTCAAACCTCGCTTCGTTTGGCGTCATCCACCCGCCACGGATCGCCTTCTGATGGACATCTGCCATGGTGTTTGCATCGGCCCGAAGGACGTTCGTCAGGTTCATTTTCAGTTTGAACCCCTTCATTCTGTCCTTCATTGGCACGAGCTTGCGTGTAAACTCCTGCTCGTAAGCTGTGACGATCGGCATCATCGTCAACGTCAGAAACTCCAACATCTGCTCTTCCTGCTTGGAGAAAGGCGTGTCGGTAAAGTCACCGAGCATGTGCGGCGGGATGTTGTAAACCATAGCCACACGAGAGCGGGATATCTTCTCGACATCAAAAATCTTGGAGTCAACGGGCGACATGTTAATGCTTTTCGCCGTAACACCGGATTCCAACAGCAGAATATTCCCCCCCGTATCCTTGTAGGTGTCAAGGAAGTGGTTGATCATCTCTTTCCGCTGCCGCTCGCTTAGATTCGCCGGAGCTTCAAGCACAACCTGGGCGTTGATGCCTTTGTCGAGTTGGCTCTTACTGAACTCCTCGATCTGCGCCTGATAGTTCAGCGTCCCATTCAATACCGAGATCGGATTCACACCGCTGTACCCATTGCTGGAAATAAACGGAATATGCAAAATATGGAAGTTGTGGATGTAATACGTTGCCGACCCCTCCGGATCAACCCTATACCACAGCTCCCGGCTTTCTTTTTCAAACAAAGGTGTTACTCGACTCGGATCCAACGGATACAGGTACGGGTAAAGCCGATCTATGGATGGCACTTTCAACGCGTAGCAATTTCCATATGTGCATCGGCAGGATTCCATTGTCTTGAAAAACTGCGCCGCCGTCATACTGGGATTCGGTTCAAAGCTTACAAGATCGTCCAGCTCTCCCTTCTTTCGGCGCGAGTCTTGATAGAGCATCATCGGCATGGCCGCCAATGCGTTTGCTATCCTACTGACCGCCGCAAAGATAAGCTCCGAATTGTTCAGCGTGTAATCGCCGCGGATCCAATGCGGCCTTCCTGACGAACGGACAATTGTGCGGCGCTCCGGATTCTCGTCTTTCGGTGGAGCTGCCTTGAGCGATCGCCGCACAAACAGCCTTTGAAAAATATTCAAATTTAGGCACCTCCCTATCCGACCCTTATAACGGTCGATACATTTTTATCTTCGGGTATCTGCGCCGCGCTCCGGCGCAAAAGCTCCGTGTGAGCATTGAGAAAACAGGCAAAACCATCTATCTTGCGATATTTGCTCTGCTTTGTCGGCATATACGTGGCCCCCGTGCTGCGTTTGCTCAGCTTCGTGTTGGTCAAATACCAATTGAACAGGCGGTTGTTATTGTGAATAACCTTCCCGTCAAGGAACTTCTCCTTCAGATCATCGAGCGGCGCAGTAAGCGTCAGCTCGCCTTGCCGCACAACCTCCATACAAAAACCATCCTGCTGCATCTGCTGGACAAGGTTGAATGCCTTTGCCGGGTCATATCCGATACTTTCAATCCGATACTTCTCCCGCATCCCGCAAAACCAGGCATAAACCATTTCGTACTGGACATACTCGCCCGGTACAACGGTCATCAGCCCTTCGCGCTGCAGTTGCGTCCAATCTAGTTTTTCACTGTTCTGCTTCATTTTCTTTTCGGGAACCCATGAATGCTCCAACACGAACAAGCTCCCGTCGTCCAGGTCAAACTCTAAACACGCCGCGGTGAAGTCCTCGGTAGTCGATAGGTCAAATCCTCCGTAGCAAGAGCGCCCTTCCAAATCCTCCATGCGGTAGGACTTATTATTTTTCAATATTGTCTGCGCGTCGAGAAAACTCATCTCATCAATCGAAGTGAACACGTTCAACTGTTTGTTGATGAAGTTGGCGCGCTCGGCCGGGATCGTTCTACACCGTGACCACTCGTCCAGCAGGTCGTCCATGCTTAACAGTTTCCCCAGTGACGGGTTCGCTTTGCACCAGCAGGAAGAATCGTTCGGATCGTCGTTCTCATCTATCTCATCAATGTACACAAACGTGCGATCAGCCGCCCTCGCGTCGATCGCCCCGTTGTTGTCGAGGATATTACCCCCTAAAACGTAATAGTCCATCAGCGGGCCGTCGATGACCGTTCCCATTGTAGAGATGTAGATTATTAGCGGCTGCTTGCGTTTCTTTGTCTTGCCCTTAATGACGTTGAGCAACTTATAATCGCGATACTCGTGTATTTCATCGAATACCGCCATGTGTACGTTCCGTCCGTCAAGATTGCGGCTATCGGACGCCAGCGGCTGGAATTTACTGTTGGTTTTCTCGTAATAGATGCCGTCGCGCGTGACTTTCACGTGCTTGCTCAAAACCGGCGACGCCATGATCTGTGAAGAGCACTCTCCAAACACAATCCGGGCTTGCTCTCGCGTATTCGACAGGGCATAAATTTCCGCGCCGCGCTCCCCATCTTTCGTCAAACCATACCCCGCGTTTCCGGAAATCATGGTGCTCTTGCCATTGCCCTGCCCGACAAGGATAAGCGCCTCACGGAAGCGTCGGTAACCGGTCTTCTTTGACACCCATCCATACATATTCGCTTGTATGAAGCACTGCCACGGCAGCATTTCCATCCGCGTATATGCACCCTTTGTCGGAACAAGAAACCGCTCGATAAAATCAATCGGGCGGTATGCTTTCTCTATGTCGAAAACCCACGGGTATTTCGTTTTGTTAACCGAATCGCTCAGCTCGCGCAGGAATCTCTGGCAGGCTTGGATCCGGCGCTTGCCGGACAATATTTTCCCTTCCGTAACATCAATCGCGAATTGATACGCCGAGCATGTCCGTATCGCGTTTGGGATCGGCAGCTTCTCTTTCACACTGCTTCACCCCCTTACTTAGAACAGGTCAAAGCTGTCTTTATCCTCGTCGTCATCCTTGAGCGGGTTCACAATGTACCGAATGAGCAGCTGCGCAGTTTTGTCGGCGGCACCTGCCGTCGAATTGTAAGCGTTGATCGCCGGGTTCATGTAAAGATTCCTGCGGCCCTTCACATATTCTTTCTCGACGAGCATCCCCTCAACTTTGATGATCTTTTCCAGCTCGACCAAGTGGCTCAATGTTTCCTTGTATCGCTGGAACGTGGTCAAAAACATGAAGCTGTTCTCCACGCCCTTAGTCTGCGCGCGTTCTAGAATCTCTTTGGCCTGTGCGTTCAAGTCAATTTGCACGGTAGTAGCTTTCTTAGCCATGAAAGCGCCCTCCTTTGCGTTTTTTCTCCGTCTGGTCGCAATAATACTCGAGACTCCGTTATATTACTATATTTATGCGTGCGCCCTCGAATCCAAAAAACGGTTGCAACTCTCTCTCGGTGTGACGGAAGGAGGCACGCGGTTGTCAATCAACCCCTAAATTGCTTTCAAGGGTAGGGGGGATAGCATCGATCACCGTCTACGCCGTCCCCCGCTGCCCCGCTCACGCCTTGATGACTCTCACCCCAGCAGGCGCCTCAACACGCGCGCGCTTGGTGGCCTCGTGACACTCATGGCATAGAGACATTAGGTTGTCTATGCTTAGCGCAAGATCACGCCGCTGCTCCAACGGTATGATGTGGTGGACCTCGGTCGCTACGGTCACGCGCCCCTGACGCAGGCAGGATTGGCATAGATAGCTGTCTCTTTGCAATGCCAGTTTTCTACACCGTCTCCATGTCCGCCCCATGTAGAACCCCTGCTCCTTGAGGGTGGGGCCTGAAACGCGTCGGTATCCATTGCCGTTATACGCCATGCGCATTCACCCCTTCCGAATGATTTAGCTTTGCCGCGCTGATCGAGGCCCCTTGTCATCCTGTCCAAGGAGCCCCCGCATGTGAAGAGGTTCACTCGACAGCTGCCACCTCTGAATACTTCAACGTAACACCATCACGAATGAGAGCCACAGTATCCGATTCGCCGACCTGCGCAATGTACCGTTTGACGATGACGTCACAGTATTTCTCATCCAACTCAATCATGTAGCAGATACGACCTGACTGCTCGCAGGCGATCAACGTACTGCCGGACCCGCCGAAAGGATCAAGCACAATGCAGTTTGTGAGGCTCGAGTTTACAATAGGGTATGCCAACAGATCAACCGGTTTCATCGTGGGATGGTCTGCATTTTTCTTCTGCTTGTCGAACTCCCATATGGTTGTTTGCTTGCGGTCGGCATACCATTTGTGCTTGCCCTTTTTCTTCCAACCAAACAGGATGGGCTCGTGCTGCCACTGGTATGGGGAACGCCCAAGCACAAGGGACGGCTTTTTCCAAATGCAGCAGCCGGAAAGCTGAAAGCCAGCATCCGAGAAAGCTTTTCGAAAATTCAGGCCTTCTGTATCGGAATGGAACACGTAAATAGAGGCGTCCTGCGACATCGCTGCTTCAATGTTTGTAAACGCTGAAAGCAGGAAGTTGTAGAACGCCTCATTGCCCATATTATCGTTTTTGATTTTACCCGCTGATCCCTCATAGTCGACGTTATACGGCGGGTCAGTTACCACGAGGTTTGCCAGCTTTCCGTCCATTAAAGCGGTAAAGGAATCCTCTTTCGTGGAATCACCACAGACAAGCCTATGTCTGCCAAGCAGCCACACATCACCCATCTTTGACATGGCGTGTCTTTGCAATTCCGCGTCAACGTCAAAATCATCGTCCCTGATCGCGTCTTCGAATGCCTCCATAAATAGATCGTCGATTTCGCAAGGGTCGAATCCGGTGAGGGAAATATCAAAATCCGCGCTTTGTAAATCCATGATAAGCGTGGACAACTTATCTCTATCCCAGTCGCCGCTTATTTTGTTAAGGGCTATGTTGAGAGCCTTTTCTTTTTCGGCGCCCATCTCTACCACCACGCACTCCACTTCGGTGATGCCCATATCAAGCAACACTTTAAGACGTTGGTGACCCCCGACAATATGAGAGGTGGTCTGGTTCCAAATAATTGGTTCTACATACCCGAACTCCTCAAGAGAGCGTTTCAATTTTTCGTACTCCGGATCTCCGGGTTTGAGGTCTTTACGCGGATTGTAGTCCGCGGGAATCAGTCGCTCGGACGCTATCTTTTTTATCAGCAAATGGATCCTCCTTTTCAAGTCCTGGCGCCGAGGCGAAGCGGCGCCTGTACATGACCATGCAAAGGAGAACATGGTCAACGATAACCTCCTTCCATAAAAAATACCCCGCCGAAGCGGGGCAAAGGTTTTGATAAGATTTTACATTGACATTTTATCAACTTCTGTTTGTAAAGTCAATGACAGGTTTTTGACATCAATCGTCGCCGCGCTCAACCCACTGAATTCCGAACAGCAACGCCCCCATTTTCGAACAAGCCACATCGAGATCGCGATATACTGTGCGTTCCGCGACGTTCTCCGCCCAAGCAATCTCCCGCACGGTCTTGAGCTCCCCCGAAATACACATGGCATCCAGCACCCGATATCTACGTATCTCTTCCTCGCGCCTTGTCGCATAAGAGATCTGCTCATACTTCTTCAGCATGGTATCGATCTGATCTAGCATGATTGATGAACGAACCTTGGACGTCACAATGGACTCAACGTCAACCTTTCGGTCATCCTCCATCAGCCTGCGGAAGAAATCATAATCCTCGTCATTGATCTCCGCGAGAGAAGCAATAGCGTCCTCTGCGTGAACCTTTATTTCCCGGTAGTGCATCAGCAGCCGCTTCGTGTCTCGCAGCTTCCTATCGTTTCTGCGCCTGCTCTGCTTCGCTCTTTCGTTCTCGTAAGTTTTGATCGCCGTCTTAGCCCCCAGCTCGGCGGCCTTCTCCGTCGCCACACCAGCCGCGATCGTAGCGACCCGCTCGACAAAAATATCTAGTTCCGGCATGTATATCCCCTCCAGTCCTTATACGGGCACCCAACTATTTTGATGCAGCATTTGATTTCTCCTGCCTCACGCATCATGCGCTCCCGATTTCTGTTTCGAAGCATCTGCACATCGGCCTTGACCGATACGCCGCCTTGACAGTAACGCACTTTAATTTAGCCCTGCACCACCAAGGAAGGTTTGCACCAGGAACGTCGGATGTCGTTTTGCTCAAATGCGCGCAATACACGCATTTATGATTCCGTGTTCGGTATTTTCTCACCGCGTCAGTCATTCTGTCTCCTCCTTCAGTTCATGAAGCCGTTTTTTGATCAGTGACTCGTAATATTCGACACTCTTTCCAATTTCGGCGGCGTATCGCCGTTCTCGCTTAGCGCCCTTACTACCCCGCCAGTCCGGTAGCATCACCACCAAATCGGATACATCGATCATGGCAAAATCAAGAAACATGTACTGTTCATACTCCAGCCCTTCAGGTAGCAGCATAGGGTTCAGAACCTTGTCCCCGATACTCATAAGGACCATCTCTGCATTAATAAACTTTTTCCGAAATTGCGGATCGCCCGTGATTTTTCCGCTGATGTATGCAAGCATGCCTCAACCATCACTCCTCCTCTCGCTGCTCGCTGACTCCGCGCGGCGTGGATGGCACTACATTCTTGTCCACCGCAATGCGGTATCTCCGCAGCGGCTTCTTTGTGGTCAGCAGCATAGGCGGCACTCCAGACCCGAGTACGCTCACCCATATCCGGCCAGTGAACAACAGCCTGACCCGCTCCACTAGCGTCGATTTCCAGCAGCAGATCACCCCGCCATCGTATTGGTGGCACGGCAAATCGCCGTTCTCGTTGTTGCTGTTACTTTCCTCGAAAAATACAGCTCTCATTGTGCTCCTCTTTTGTGGTCATTGGTGCTCCTCCTACGGTTAATTTCGATGCGCAATACATTGTTGTTAACCTTTATGCCGGTTACCGGAAACAAACAGAGGTCATCGAACAAATACTCGATATTCGCATACCAGGGTAAGATGCGCCACATAATCCGATCACCCGTATCAGAGTCTACGATCTCCAATTGCGTCCCGAACTGTACTCGCCCAAGCAATTCTTGTAGATTCATAAAATCACGCCTCCTCTGAAACCATCAAACGTCCCCTGGTCGCTTCCTGCCCAGAATAACGATTCCCGCCACGGGCACTTGCACGTTGTGGTTTGTAAATACCAGGTGCACTTTTTATTACCGCAATACACGCGCCCGTCTTCCGTCTCGACAGCGAACCGGCAGCCGGGGCACACAGGCGACTGCTTCGAGGTCATTTCAACGATTAGCAGCATGCGCTTCTCCAATCTCGGCTAGTGGTTGAATTTTGATGTAGATGCCTGGTATCTCTGCCCAGAATTTTTCACAGAAGTCAGAAGCAACAAGCGCGTCATCTTTCCAGAAACCGAGGCGAGTCATTACGTCCTTGAGCATCTTCTGGAGGTTATCGGTGTCAGGCTTGGTAGTACGGTATTCACCATCTTTATGCATTCCCCGCGGGAAGCACCATTTCGTTACCATCCGAACGCCGACGTTATACGGTGCTACGGGAACGTGCTTTGCTAAATGAGCTTCAAGCATGGACTGAGCATCTTTGAGCTCAGCCGCTTGATACTTGTAAACGGAACCATCATCGCGTATACCAATACGTTTCATCTGGTCGGTAATGGTAGGCGGAATCATCGGTGCGAAGAACTCTGTTTGCATTTTCTTTCGTCCTCTTCTCTCGCGCGATTGGAGTGGGATGGTCAAAACATGTGTGTCAAAAAGTAGATATATATATATCTACTTTTTGACCCCTGTTTTTGACCCCTCCACTGGTCAAATTCATAGGGGTCAATTACGGTGTTTTGAGTTTTTGACCCCTATTTTTGACCCCTAGGGTCAGGGGTCAAATTTGCGTTTTTGACTTTTTGACCCCTAAAATTTCGGCTTTACGATCCCGTTGTCACGGGTATATTTCCCGCTTTGATCAATGCGATCACGAACGGTATTTTTCGTCAGGCCGGTGTAGGTTACGATATCCGCTATCGTGACATCACCATTTATTGACAACGCCTGATAGGCAGTATCGAGCTGTTTTGCTTTTTCAAGAGCTCTATCAGCAGGTGTCTTTTTTGACTTCTTAAAGGCATATCCGACCGACATTCCATCCGCTTGAACGTCCTTTAAGCTTCCAACAGAATCTGCATAATGTATCGGGTACGAGAACCAAATATTCACTGGTGCGAATTTCGGAAACTCTCGAAGTGTGCCTTCGATACGCCATGCGCTGCGTTGCTGTGCCGCCGCTCGGGTCTTGACAACAATCTCCTTAAGCACGCTGAGTGATGCGGATGATAGGAGTTTTTCTGCTATCCGCAGCATTGCGGCCGCACTACACATATCATCTTGAGATACATGATCATCCCAATCATCAATCGCAGCACTTAGAAACTCGCAAATCGTCGCGGCAACCGCTTTGTTTTCTTCTTGTGCCATTAGCGCTTCGGTCGTTTCCAGCTCAATATAGTCGAGAAGCGCGTCGGGATCTCGGGCGAATACCCCGCTGCCGGCGGCGCGATCCATCGATCGTTTTTGCCCCTGACCACCCTTGCTGTGATGATGACAGTAGATGACCGCGGAACCGAGATCTGTACACACACGGTCGAACTGGTTGCAGAAATGCGCCATTTGATCCGCGCTGTTCTCGTCGCCGGTGATGACCTTGTAGATCGGGTCAATGATGATTGCGGTATAGTTTTTCTTCGCGGCTCGGCGGATCAGCTTCGGTGCGAGCTTATCCATTGGAACGGATTTGCCGCGCAGATTCCAGACGTCGATGCTGCTGATGTTGTCCGGCGCCCAGCCTAGTGCGGTATAAACGTCCTTGAACCTGTGTAAGCAGCTCGCTCGATCAAGCTCGAGATTGACATACATCACGCGGCCTTTGGCGCATTGCCATGCCATCCAGCGCCGACCCTCGGCGATCGCGCAACACAGCTCAATTAACGCAAAACTCTTTCCGGCTTTACTAGGACCCGCCAGAAGCATCTTGTGTCCCTGTCGTAAAACTCCATCAATCAGAGGCGGCGCGAGCTCAGGGAGGTTATTCCAAACCGACGCGATACTTTCGGGCTCCGGTAGGTCGTCGTTGACACTCTCTATCCATTCAACCCATTCCGCCCAAGAGTGCTTACCAATGTTCGTGTCAACGAGGAATTGCTTTTTTCCGGCGCGCAAAACGCCGGGTAAACGGGAAAGGCGAGAAGGGTTTCGGTTTTGACTATCGATGCGCAATCCGTTTTTCTGACAAACCGTATAGAGATAGTCAACGCGCTTGCGGTACTCGTCATATGTCGCCGCCTCGACGCGCACGATAGCATGCAGGCTCTTTTTCCCGCTGTGCACCAGGCAGGCCACCGGGAGCTCCAGTTCGCGGATAATGGCGTTCTGGCGGTCGATATCTGTTTCATCGGATTCGACCAGCGCAAACCGAAAATCAGTTACGTTGTCGTTTTTAACGCCCTTGCCATCGAGCGGGTTGAAACGGATCCACGCGCCAACATCTGGGTTATAGTCACCAAGCACGCTGCCGGTATCACCGTTGCATTTCTGCAGCAGCTCTATTAGTTGGCCTGCCGTGCGATCGTAGCAGCCCTTATCTGGCAAGTGCCGCCCTTCGCTTTCATATGAACGGGTAACGTATCCGACCTTGTCTGAGGACTCGAAAATGATTTCTAGGTATGAGATCAGGTCTTTGACCGGGTCCCACTTAACGGGTTCGTGAACCTCACGATTCTCTATCCAGTTTGCGTTGACAACGACATGGTCATCTTTCGCGCCAATCGCGTCGCCCCAGTCAAGCTCGTGACCACATTGCGCGTCCGGCTGCCATCCTTGATTGCGTGCCATCTGGACAATCGTGCCGCCCGTAACGGGCTGTGCGGAGCCATTGAAGCTGTTCCACTTTTTCTGGCATTCGCCGCTCTTGAATCGCTTTGCGTCGCGCGCGCTCCAGTTTTCGAAGTCGCTGACGGAGTAACCGCTTTCCTTGAGCGCCATGCCGACGGCAACCCATTCCGTATAATCGAGACGCGAAGGGGCGATATGTGGAAGGATATCTTTCAGGTCATATTGTTCGGCCATTATTCAAACCCCTTATTGCAACGACGTTGGTTTATCCGCTGATCTCTCGCGTTTGCCCATCGACAGTTTGACGGGCAATAGCATCCATTTGAATCAATGCGATCTAATGTGCATTGACCGTATGGTGCATTCGGATCGTATCCGCTGGCAACCGCCCAGCTACGAAAATTAACGTAATCGCCCCACTCCGCACATACATATATTCCGCGTCCTCCATAATTGTAATAATCCTGATGGTGCATATCATTGCATCGTTGACGCATCCCTCGCCATACCCCATACAAGCGTTCATGATGACTATGCCCATGCTTCGTGCCGAGTAATACAAGCGCGTTACTGTTCTCACGTTGCTTGCATCCGCAGCTGACAGTTTCACCTTTTTTAAGGCAATTCCCCCTGATTTTACAAAAGTTTCCGCAGTCACATCTGCATAACCACACAGAGTGCCCTTGGCGGCTCCCTGAACGCTCAATCACTATAAGCCTACCAAATCGCTGTCCCGTTAAATCAAGAGGCATCATAGAACGTTTCCTCCATTTTGATTTGGGGTATAAGTATGAGGATCAATTTCATAAGGGACGCGCCACCCAGAAGCGGCTATTCGGTCAATCAGCTTCTTCGTTGGCTCAAATTCCCATGTCCCCACATGCTGGAATCCTTTGCCTTCGAGGAATCGGATCTGTTTAGGAGTGGTTAACCCCTCTGTGCGACGTTTATCCAGTCGGTCAAGGAGTAACGCGGCTTTTCCGGCATTCTGGATTTGATCTGGGAAAATGCCGAGTTTTTCGAGCGTTTGGATCTGCTTGTCAGACGGCGGTGCAGATTCCCAACCGAAGGCCGGTATGTACCCAGAAAGATCCTCCGCTTGAATCGACATCTCAAACTGCAATGGATCAACAAGAGCGCGTTTTCGGTGCTTCATTTCGAGCAGCTGCTTTGCAAGGGCTTCCTCTCGCTGTGCGACAACATCTTCCGATGCGGTCTGTTGTGCTTCTTCAATATCGACAGCCATTCCCGCTTCGCTGGACGCTTCGAGATTCTCGGTCATCTTCTGGGCAACTTCTTCGTTTTCGCAAATCAAGTGTGCCGGGCGGCAGAGCTCGTGCCGTTCTGTATGCCACAAAAAATCAAGCAACAGTAAGTCAGCCTTACCGGCCGCGAGGCGCGTGCCTCGACCCACCATCTGACAGTACAGGCTTCTGATCTTCGTAGGACGCAAAACGACAATGCAATCCACCGTCGGGCAATCCCATCCCTCGGTAAGGAGCATGGAGTTGCAAAGAACGTTGTAATCGCCGCGATCGAATGCCTCAAGGATATCCGCGCGGTCTTGGCTCTCGCCGTTGACTTCTGCCGCACGGAATCCTTTTTCCTTGAGAATTTCGCAGAATTTCTGGCTTGTCTTTATTAAAGGAAGAAACACCACCGTTTTACGATCGGAGCAGTTTTTGACCATCTCATCAGCGATCTGATAAAGATAGGGGTCAAGAGCGGTTCCGAGGTCGGCAGCTTTGAAATCGCCGGATTGCATGGCAACGCCAGACAGGTCGAGTTTGAGCGGAATCGTAAGCGCCTTGATCGGGCAGAGATACCCTTCGCGGATAGCCCGCGGGAGCGTGTACTCGTATGCAAGCGACTCGAAATACTCTCCTAGGTTGCGCATGTCACCGCGGTCAGGCGTTGCCGTAACGCCGAGCACATCAGCGTCGGAGAAATACTGCAGCACTCGCTGGTAGCTGTCTGTAAGGCAATGGTGCGCCTCGTCAACGATGATTGCATCAAAGTAGTCCGGGGGGAACTGGTTCAGGCGCGATTCGCGGGTCAGGGATTGGATAGACCCTACCACAACCCGAAACCAGCTCCCCTGGCAAGAAGATTCCGCTTTTTCAAGAGCGCATCCGAGGCCGGTGGTTTTATGCAGCTTATCCGCAGCCTGATCGAGCAGCTCGCCGCGATGCGCAAGGATAAGGACCCGATCGCCACGCCGCACGCGGTTCTCGATCACCTTTGAAAAGATGATTGTTTTGCCGCCGCCGGTGACCATCACAAGCAAAGTGCGCTTGCGACCTTTTTCCCATTCCGCTTCAATGGCTTCTTGTGCTTCAATTTGATACTGTCGGATCTGCATCATGGTTTAGAACTTCCCTTGCTGATAATTTGAATTTGAAGGTTGCGCTGTGTTTGCGTCGCTTTCATCCGGCTCGAGGAACTTGGTGATTTCGTTGGCTTGACGCTCAATGCCGTCGTCTTTCTTATAGGTTCGGATTCCGACATGGCACCGTCCGAAACTGCCGACAACGGCTGCCCAATTCATCGCCAGTTTCTCGCCGTGCTTGCGTTGGCCGATAGATGTGAAGAACGAGCACAGAAGACCCTCAACGGACGAGTGCAGAAACAGGCTCTTTGTAATAAGGGTCTGATTCCCGTTATCATCCCAGACGTTGATCTTCAATGTCGCCTTATTGCAAGGCGGCAATTTGTCGCTGCCGTTATGGCGCCCGCGCTCAAAGCTCATCACGCCGAAGTTGTAGTCGCCTTCGGGCAGGAGCGCATACTCGCTGTCTTTTTCGATGGTGTCATCCCATCCGAGTTCGCGGGGAATATTGTTCTGTTCTGCCATTTTTGTTTCCTCCTGATGTTATTTTTCGTAAAATGGGTTGTCTTTGCGGTTTTGCTGAATCATGCCGTATACCTGAGGCCATGCAGCGATGAGTACGCCGTTGATGAAATCAGGCGGATAGTTCCTGATCGGGGTGTCGTTGGGGAAATAGCCTTTAAGATGTACGGCGAATTGGATTTCTCCGGCTTTTACGCTGTTCGCGTGCATCAAATCCAACAGTGCCTGCGGGATTCCGTCTTCGTCAGGTACTTCACGTTCCGTCACCGTTGACGCCGTGGACGGAGATTGTGCTGGAAGGATTGGAGTGTCGTCAACGGGTTTCGGGGCAGTGGATGTCGGCGACGGCGGAGGAGGCGTTGTCGGTTTAGGCGGAATCGGAGCGGGCGCGAGATCAACGGGCTTAGTTGGCGCCGGGATGCTGTCGAATAAATGCGCGATCTGGGAATATTCGAAAGGCAGCTCTTCCGCAAGCCCGAAGCGGTTCTTAGCATCCCAGCACACATGGTGCGCGGTGTACATTACTCGCTTGCCGCCTTGAACCTTGTTTTTACCTTTCGCTGCGCCCTGGTCATCAACATTGACGACGTAGGTCTTGTAGTTCGCGAAGAGCAATATGTCAGCCCACTCTTTTATCACGGGCGCGGTGCGGGAACCGGTTTTCTGACCGAGTTTCAATTCCCATCGGTCGTATGATCCGAGTTCGTCCGGCTGCTCGAATTTCCGCATCCACGCGTGAGCTGTGATGACGACATTGACGCCGCGGTCGACCAGCGTGGTGCAGAGGTTGAGCATTGAACCAAACTGCTCGTAGGCCATCGTATAGCCTCTGCCATAGCCGAAGTCCTCAATGCTTCTTTTCCCAGCACCAAGGAGCATGTCTTCAACACACATTTTTTCGACCCAGTCCGCAGTGTCGATGACCAGTGTACGCAGCAACTGGGGATTTGCGATGAAGTACTTGATCTGCTCGAGCAGCATGGCGAAGCTTGAAGGCTTTGGGGTACGATCAACGTTCATGAAAGTCGTGCTGCCTTCGACATCGATAAAAATGGGCTGCGGGAAATGTGCTGCGAACGTTGATTTTCCGATTCCCTCAGGCCCGTAGATGACCACCTTTTTTGCGGACTGTTGTTGCCCGCGGATGATTTGCATCTGCATCATCAGAACGTGCCCTCCTTCCATCCATTCACCGATTCGGTAGCTCTTTCGGGTTCAGAGGTTTCATCTCCAACGACGTACCCGTCTTCAATGATGATGCTGCACTCTCCTCCGGTAGACACACGGGTAGCAATTGCCTGCAAGCCTTCCTGCTCAAGCCACTCGCCGAACTCTTGCAGAGTCTGAAGATCCATCTGCTCGAGCTGGTCAAGCAGTACGAACCCGCATTGCGGGTTGAGCTTTCGCACGATAGCCGTTGCGACCTTGAGACGATCAGAGCCAGACATGCTGTCCCACGGGAAACCGTTGTATTTCAGAACGCCGTCGTCAACGGTCAGGCCGGGAAGCGGAAGATTCGCGGATTGAAGCAGATCGGTCTTTTTCTGCCGGACAGCATCGAGATTGACCGTAAGTTTCGCATACTGGTCAGAGTAATACCGCGCATCTTCCTCTGCTTTGTCCTTGTCGAGGTTTGTGCGCACCTTGCGGTTGATATCCTCGATATCACGGATGCTCTTTTCGAGCGCTTCGGTGCTCTCATCCACCAAATCAATAGCAGACTTGCGCGCAGTTTCAAGGTCAACAGTATTGAGGCGAATCTTCTCTTGCAGATCTTCCAGCTGATGCAGCAGCTTTGCCTGTTCGCTCTCGATATAGGCGAGGTTCTGCCGCTTGCGCTGGTTCTCGCCATTCTGTGCGAGAATATCCTGCTGCTGCTTGATCAAATCAGACGCGCTGACGGGTTCTTTCGGCGCGTCGGGATAATAAAGTTGTTCCTTGGCGAACTTCTCCTTTTGGTCGGCGATCTGACCGACGGTGCGTCGCTCGTTGTAAATCTCGGTTTCCTGCTGCGTGAGCATGGCAAGTTGATCGCCGACACCGATGATCTTGAGCAGCGTTTCGGCTTTTTCCTTGTCGGTTGAATGCAGGAACCGTGGGAGATCGATGGCGAGCTCCTCAACGAATCCATTGAGCAGCTGCTGGCCGGATTTCTGCCCGGTCGGGTCGATGACCTTGAGGTCGCTATTCTTGCCTTTGCGTTCGACGATCAGCCCGTTATTGAGCACGACGCGGATGCTGGGCGGGATAACCGAGCTGTCGTTCTGCGGATTGCTCGGGCGGAAGCGCTCGCCACCGAGTGCCCAGGCAAGCGCGTCCAGAACAGAGGTTTTGCCCTGTCCGTTCCGTCCGCCGATAACAGTGAGGCCGTTTGCGGACGGTTCGATTTTGACAGCTTTGACGCGCTTGACGTTTTCGATTTCAAGCTTGTTGATTTTCATTTGCATGGTGATTCTCCTTTTCGCACCAGTTTGTGTATTGCAGATCACGAAGCTCGATTTTCCCAGAAACGGAGAATAAAGGCTTGTGACTGCATGGGAAATTGCACTCAGCGGCGCAGATGATTTGTGGCTTCTCAGCAGGCTTGCTGCTCTTTTTCATTGTTATCCTCCGCGGTGCATTCGCACAACTCACCTGCATCAAGATGCGCACCGCACAGCGGGCAGATATTTGGGCAGGTGTTGATGCTCATGTTTACTCATCCTCCGCTTCGACAAACTGGCCGTCGACAAGCTTATAGTTCGTGTTGGCTTTGATGACCTCACCGTCAACGCGAACCGTTTTGACATCAGCGGGATAATAGTTGCGGTCTTTATCGCGCTTCCATTCGGCGAGTACGAGCCAGTTGTCGATGGCACCGCGCGCCGTTCCTTCGATGCCGATAGCCGCGGAAATGGATCGCTCGCCTGTGGTGGCAGCGTTCGCGCCGTAGCCTGTGGTGGCAGCGTTCGCGCCGTCGCCTGTGGTGGCAGCGTTCGCGCCGTCGCCTGTGGTGGCAGCGTTCGCGCGGTAGCCTGTGGTGGCAGCGTTCGCGCGGTCGCCTGTGGTGGCAGCGT